GGTTTAGGAGGTTATGGAGCTTATGATAGAAAAGGATTTGGATTAGGAGTACAATTAGCAATGGCTACTGATTTACCTATTACAATTGTTGGTCCAAAAAATAATGAAAATTGGTTAAAAGATAATCCTTGGGTTAGAGGTTATCCTAAGCTAACAATGATGTGGGAACCTTCAAACAATGATTTAAGACAAATTTATACTTCTCATACTATATTTTTACATCCAAGTGAATTAGAAGCTGGACATCCTAATTTAACTTTATTAGAAGCTGCAGCTTGTGGTTTACCTATACTTGGATGGATTGAAGAAGAAACTACATTTCATGGATTATGGAGAGCACCTCGAGATTTAAAAGAAATGTTAAGAGGTTTAACAGACATTACTCAAAATTATTCTAATTATAGAAAACGTTCTCTAAATACAGCACAAGAATTATCGTGGCTAAATCGTTCTAAAAATTTAATAAATTTATTTAATCATATATGAAAGAAGTTTTAATTAGTGAATATAATACTACTAAAATATTAGCTATTCCTCATAAAACCCCAGAAAATACATTTAATATTAATTTTGTTAATGGTGCTTTTGTAGAAATTTTAGGACCTCTTCAAAAAGAATATTTAATAAAATTTATTAATAGTAAAACTGGTAGGACATTATTTGAAAATACTATTACTAATAATATGTGGACTAGACCTAATATAAAATATTTGGTTAAATGGCGTATTGAAATTTATGATAAAAAAGACAATTCATTAATATTAACTCATAATTTTAATCCTACAGGTAAGCGAATTTACATTCATATAGATTCATCAGCATTAGGAGATACATTAGCATGGTTTCCTGTTATTGAAGAATTTAGAAAAGAAAATAATTGCGAAGTAGTTTGTTCTACTTTTCATAATGAATGGTTTGAAGGAAATTATCCTGAATTACAATTCGTAAAACCCGGTACTGAAGTACCTAATTTATACGGCATGTTTGCTATTGGTTGGTTTTACGATGATAAAAAAGTAGTATTTGATAAAACACCAATCGATTTTAAAAAATATCCTTTACAACAAACAGCTACTGAAATATTAGGAATGAAATATAGAGAAATTAAACCTATAGTTAATACTCCTAATAAAAAAACCGATATTGAAGGTAAATATGTTGTAATCGCTCCTCATGCTTCCGCTCATGCTAAGTATTGGATGTATCCAAAAGGTTGGCAAACAATTATTGATTATTTAAATGATAAAGGTTATAAAGTAGTTATGTTGACTGCTGAACCTTTAGGAGACGAATGGCATGATTCTAAACTTGGAGGAACATTAACCGGAGTAATTGATAAAACAGGATTTGATATTCCTTTAGAAGATAGAATGGTTGATATTCGTGATGCTTCTGCTTTTATAGGTGTAGGAAGTGGAATGAGTTGGTTATCATGGTCATTAAATACCCCTACAATTATGATTTCCGGGTTTAGTTATCCATATACTGAAATGCAAGATTGTGAACGTATATTTCCTGATAACCCTAGAATTTGTAGAGGATGTTTTAATAGACATTGGTTAAACCCAGGTGATTGGGAATGGTGTCCTGATCATAAAGATACACCTCGTCAATTTGAATGTACAAAAGTTATTGAACCTTCTCAGGTAATTAATTCTCTTAATAAATTATTAAATCTTTAAAAAATAGTTAAATATTTATCGTGGACAAGTTTTTAACACCTGAAGAGTTATTTTTAATAAATCATCTAAATAATCAACGAGAAAAAATAAAATATCAACTTGGTAATTTAGAATATGAGTTACAATTATTAAACCAAGAAAAAAATAAAGTAATCCAAGAGTTACAACTTTTAGAAGAAAACTTTATCAAAGTAGGAAAAGAATTACAAGAAAAATATGGCGAAGGAGCTTTAAATTTAAAAACAGGTGAATTTAAAAACAAGTGACTTTTAAAAACTTTCAACATATTTATAACAAAATAAAATAACTCATAAAATGGCAGAAGCATTAATATCACCAGGTGTACTTGCAAGAGAGAATGACAACTCATTTGTTTCACAAGGACCTATTAGAAACAGCGCCGCTATTATAGGCCCTACAGTTAAAGGTCCTGTAGAATGGCCTCAGATTGTTACATCGTATAGTGATTTTACTAACAAATTTGGATCTACCTTTATATTCAATAATGGAACAGGTAGTGGAAATGTACAAGGTTTCTTCACTTCAATTGCAGCTTATAATTTCTTTGCAAATGGTGGTGAAACATTATTAGTAACTAGAGTAGCTAGTGGATCTTATGCCCCGGCAACTTCTTCATTTATTTCAGGAAGTACAGCAGGAGCTATTGCTAGTGGTAGTGCATTTACATTAACTACTTTCTCTGAAGGTCCTATAATGAACAGTACTAGTCCTATTGATATTAGTGGTTCATTAGCAAGTGGTTCAGTAGATAACATCCGTTTCCAAATTGCAAATTCAAACACATCATCTGGTACATTTGATGTGTATATTAGACAAGGTAATGACAATACTGCTAATCCTATTATTTTAGAAACATGGACTGGTTTATCATTAGACCCAACAGCTCCAAACTTTATTTCTAGAGTAATTGGTGATTCTTATCAAGCATTAGATACTACTAATAACCAAATGGTTTCTTATGGAGTATATAAAAATAATTCTAGATATGTTTATGTGTCTAGTATTAATCCATACTTCTTAATGCCTAACTATTTTGATAATAATGGTAACGCAAACGCCGCTTATGCTCCGTTTATGCCTGCTAATTTACCTGTAAGTGGTACATTTGGTGCTGCTACTGGTACAATTACACAAAGTGCTTTATTTTACGAAAATATTAGTGGTGTAAATACTCAAGGATTAGTAGCTAATAACTATACAAATTCAATTGCTTTATTAGCTAACCAAGATGATTATCAATTTAATGTATTAGCAACTCCTGGTTTATTTGGTTCTGATGCTAATTATAACGCATTACAAACTACAATTATTAATAACACACAAAACAGAGGTGATAATATTTACGTAGTAGATTTAGTTCCTTATAGCTCTAGTGTTAATACAGTAACTGTTCAAGCTGCTAATCGTAATACTTCATATGCTGCTGCTTATTGGCCTTGGGTTCAAACAATTGATCCAGATTCAGGTCAATTTGTATGGGTTCCTGCATCAACAATGATTCCTGGAGTTTATGCTTACAATGATACAGTAAGTGAGCCATGGTTTGCACCAGCAGGTATTAATAGAGGTGGTTTATCTCAAGTAATTAGAGCAGAAAGAAAATTAACTCAAGCTCAAAGAGATTCTCTCTACACAGGAAACGTAAACCCAATTGCAACATTCCCAGCAAATGGTGTTGTAGTATATGGTCAGAAAACATTACAGAAAAAAGCATCTGCTCTTGATCGTGTAAATGTTCGTAGATTATTAATTGCTCTTAAAAATTATATCTCAGAAGTAGCTCAAAACTTAGTATTCGAACAAAATACTATTGCTACTAGAAATGCTTTCTTAGCAGCAGTTAACCCATACTTAGAAACAGTACAACAAAAACAAGGTTTGTATGCGTTTAAAGTAATTATGGATGATAGTAATAACCCTGCAGAAGTAATTGACAGAAACCAAATGGTAGGTCAAATTTATATCCAACCTACTAAAACGGCTGAATTTATTTACTTGGATTTCAACATCTTACCAACAGGTGCTACTTTCCCAGCATAATTTTTTAAATATTGAATATTTATAACAAAAACAAATAGATAAGCAAAATGGCAATATTAGATTCCAACGAAATATTTTTCACCGCGTTTGAACCAAAACAGGCGAATAGATTTATCATGTATATTGATGGGATTCCATCATACGAGATTAAAGGTGTAAGTGCAGTCACTGTAAACTCAGGTACTGTTCAATTAAACCACATTAACGTTCAACGTTATGTTAAAGGTGTAACTAAATGGGATCCTATTACCTTTACACTATTTGATCCTATTGTACCTTCAGGTGCTCAAGCTGTAATGGAATGGGTACGTTTACACCACGAATCAGTAACTGGTCGTGATGGTTATTCTGATATGTATAAAAAAGATTTAACATTTAACGTATTAGGACCTGTAGGTGATATCGTTTCAGAATGGATTTTAAAAGGATGTTTTATTACAAGTGCAAACTTTGGTGAATACAACTGGGATACAGCAGATACAGCAGTAAACCTTACAATGGTTGTTCAACCTGATTACTGTGTATTAAATTTCTAATAAAAAGAAAAATCAAAGAAAGCTCGCAATTTTTGCGAGCTTCTTTTTTTCTCATATATTTATATATGATAACAAAGTTATATTAAATAAAAATTATGGAAGAAAGCAAATTTAAGTTCCCTACAGAAATGGTAGATTTACCCTCAAAAGGTTTTTTATACCCTGAAGGACATGTTTTATCAAGCGGTAAAATTGAAATGAAATATATGACCGCTAGAGAAGAAGATATTCTCACTAATCAAAATTATATCGCTACTGGAATAGTTTTAGATAAATTATTACAATCTTTAATTGTTACTAAAGTAGATTACAATGATTTATTAGTAGGTGATAAAAACGCAGTTCTTATTGCAGCTCGTATTTTAGGTTACGGTAAAGATTATGTTTTTGAATATCGAGGAGAAGAACATAATATTGATTTAACTACTCTAGAAAATAAACCTTTCGATACATCTACTTTAGAAAAAGGTGTTAACCAATTTTCATTTAAACTCCCCAATTCAGGAAATGAAGTTACTTTCAGAATAATGGATGGACATTTAGAAAAGAAAATTGAAGATGAAATTAAGGGTTTAAAACGAATTAATAAAAATGTTTCTCCTGAATTAACTACTCGTTTAAAACATTTAATAACCTCAATAAATGGAGATTCAGATCCTAAAATTATTAGGGATTTTGTTGATAATTATCTTTTAGCTAGCGATTCAAGAGCATTTAGAGAACATATAAAAAATACTCAACCCGATATCT